GTAATGCGTTCGATAACTACTGGTAACGGGTTAGCAGATTTAGAACCAGAGATAAAAAAGTACAGTGGACAAACTGACCGACGTGTGTCATTATTGGCTTTAGATCAAACAAGAAAAGCCTATAATACAATTAATAAACAAAGAATGCAGTCCATAGGCGTCAAAAAATTCGAATGGATTCATTCAGGTGGCGGTCAGCATCCGAGAATTTCCCATATGAAACTAGATGGTAAAATATTTAGTTTTAATGATCTGCCGCTTAAAGGTGAAGAGGGATTTGTTAATGGTCAATTTCCCGGACAAGCCATTAATTGTAGATGCACCATGCTACCAGTGATAGAATTTGAGGATGGAGAGGAAATATAAAATGCCATTAAAGAAAGGTAAAAGCAAGAAAATTCTTTCTCAAAATATTGCAGAATTGGTTAATTCGGGTTACCCAGAAAAACAAGCTGTTGCAATTGCGTACAGTAAGCAACGTCAAGGTAAAGATTCTCCCATTATTGGTGAGAACATTGTACCTTTTGGTATGTCAGAAACTCCAGATGAATCTAACTCAAAAAGAATAGTTGACGTCAACGGATGGTATGAAATTAAAGAAAATCCTCTATCTAAAGTTGGAGTTTTTCCATATTTTGGCAGAACTATTCATGAATCCTTAGACCCCGATAAAATATATAATGTCTATCGTCCAGCAGATGAACTATCTAATGAAGAAACATTAAAATCTTTCCGTTTATTACCGTGGATTGATGACCACGTGATGTTGGGATCTTCTTCAGAAGGATTAACTCCGGCAGAAAAGAAAGGCGTACAAGGAGTTATCGGAGAAGAGATAAAATTTGACGGAGAATATCTAAATGGAAACATTAAAGTATTTTCTGAAAAATTAATGAATTTGATTAAAAGCGGTAAAAAAGAACTCAGCATTGGCTATAGGTGCTTGTATGATTTAACGCCTGGGGTGTATAATGGTCAACCATATGATGCCATTCAGCGTGAAATTAGGGGCAACCATGTAGCTTTAGTTGATGAAGGCCGGGCAGGTCCTGACGTGGCAGTATTAGATAGTAAAAATTCAGATTTTAGGATTACACTAGACGCAAAGGAGTTTAAGAAAATGGCAGATAATCTCGAGTTAGAGAAAAAAGGAATGGATGAAGAAGTTACCCTAGAATCTCTCCATGCCGCAGTTCAGGAATTGAAAGAATGCATGAACCAAATGATGGGTTCTAACAAAGCAGCCGCTGATGTTGAACCAGATGAAGAAAAGAAAGAAGAGAAAAAAGCCGAAGACGATGATGACTACATCGAAGAAGATGGTGATGAAGAGGAAGAAGAAAAAGTCGAAATGAAAGATGAAAAACCAGGAGACATGAAGAAACCTGGAATGGACTCACGGGATGCGATTAAGAAATCATTACTTAGAGAATTATCAGCTCGTGATTCTTTAGCTAAAAAATTATCGTATCATTTAGGCACTTTTGATCATTCTGATAAAACTTTGAAAGAAGTTGCAGAATACGGCGTTAAAAGATTAGGCTTAACTTGCAAAAAAGGACATGAGACCTCAATTTTAGAAGGCTATTTAGCTGCCGCTAAGAAAGAATCTCACAAAAAAGCGGCTATGGACAACGTGGACATACCATCAAGTTCAGTTGACGCATATATTGCTAATGCACTTAATGGAGGTAAATAATCATGGCTTTTCAAACTACAGTATCTCGCTTATCGGGATTTGGAGTGCCAGGTGAACTGTATACCGATGGTCCTACCCGCGCTCAATCTTATATTTTACGTTCCACAACTTCATCTTTGAATATTATTGGAGCTACAGCTTATACATTAGTGAGTGAAGGTATTGCTCAAGCTGGTGGAACTGGCGTATTTTGCGGTTTTCTAGCTGATCCCAAACAATATGCATTGTTTGCTACAGGCGGACAAACTTTAACTCCAAGCATGACTTTACCAAACGAAACTCAAGCTGACATAGTTAGCATGGGCGATATGGTAGTTACATTGCCGGCAGCAGCAGCTATTGGCGACTACGTGATATTCAATAACACGACTGGCGCTATCTCCACGATTACTCCAGTTACGGCAGTACCCGTAGGTAGCACTTTTGCCAATGCTTATGTTAATTATTATACAGTTTCGGCAGCCGGATTAGCGGTTATCACCATTGATCCCAAATTAATCGTTTTAGCTTAGGAGTGAAATAACATGACAGTCTCAAGAATACACACTTCGCTTCCGGCTCGAGGTATTTCAGCCCTAGCGAATTTTGATCATAAAGAGTATCAATCTTTAACGAAGCTCGGTATTCATTTACCTGCTCGTGAATTGCAACAAATGACGAACTGGGCTATGGATGCTCTCCAAGCTACGGTTACAACCGCTTCTATTGCAACACCTCTTCAATTCTTGCAAGAATGGTTACCTGGTTTTGTGTATGTAATCACTCAAGCTCGTAACATCGATGAGTTCGTTGGTATTGACACGGTTGGTTCCTGGGAAGACGAACAAGTCGTCCAAGGTATTGTTGAATTAACAAACCGCGCTCGTCCTTACGGCGACGTGCAAAATGTTCCGGAAGCTAGCTGGAACACCAATTTCAACTATCGTACTGTAGTTCGTTTCGAGCAAGGTATGCAAGTTGATCGATTGGAAGAAGCACGTAGTGCTCGTATGCGAGTTGATTCTTCTAAAGAAAAACGAGAATCATGCGCATTAGCTTTAGAAATTCAACGTAATGCGGTTGGTTTCTTTGGATATAACAATGGCGCGAATCAAACATATGGATTCTTGAATGACCCAAGTTTGCCAGCTTACGTTACCGTTGCAAACGGTGCCGCTGGTACACCACAATGGTCAACCAAAACATATGCTGAAATTCAACGCGATATTTTAACATCTATTTCGGCATTAAGAAATCAATCCGGTGATGTGATTGATCCTTTCCGTACTAAGATTACTTTAGCAGTAGCTACAGCAGCCGTTGATCGTTTATCAACCACGACAGATTTTGGTTACTCTGTAATGCAATGGTTGAAAGAAACGTATCCTTTGGTTCGAGTAGTATCTGCTCCTGAATTGAACGCAGCTAATGGTGGAGCAAATGTGTTCTACTTATATGCAGATTCAATTCAAGATCGTTCTACCGACAACGGTAAAACTTTCATGCAAATTGTTCCTGCTAAATTTTACGTACTTGGCGTACAACAATTAGCAAAAGGATATATTGAAGACTATTCCAATGCGTCAGCTGGCATCATGCTGAAACGCCCATGGGCAGTTGTTCGATATTCTAGTATTTAGTAATACGGCCTGCTCCTCTACATTGCAAAATGCACGAGCAGGTTTTTATAACCGAGGAGAAATAAAAATGTACTATGTTTATTCAACTTTAGCTAATGATGTAAGATATGCAAAATATAAAGAACAACATCCTGGTCAATCCGGTCCAGCAGTAATTGAGCATGAAGTGCTCATTAACGGCAAGGTTGGTGTTGCTAATAAAAATCTTATCACCCCCCGTGGTGCCATAACTTCAGTAAATGATGAAGACTATGAGATCTTAAAAGACAACTATTCATTCAAAGAGCACATAAAAGAAGGACACATTCTTGTTGAAAAGAAACAAGAAGAAGTAGAAAAAGTAATAACTCGTATGAAGAAAAGAGATAATTCGGCTCCCATCACCCCCGACGATTTTCAGGAATCTCACGAAAGTGATCCTATTCCGAAAGGAGTTAAACGTAAGAGAGGATAACTGTGGCCACAATAATTTTTGACCCGACTTTATTTCGTCAACAATTTCCGGCATATGCTAACGTCACTACGTATCCTGATGCCATGCTTCAAATGTATTGGGATATGGCGATCTGTTACGTATCTGACCAAACCTATGGATTTTGTTGGGATTTAGATGAGCATTGTAGGACATTAGCTCTTAATTTAATGACGGCTCATTTACTATATATCGCCGGGTTAGTGGCCGATGGTCAAACCGCGATTCTTATTAATAGTTCTACTGTTGATAAGATAACTGTTAATTTAACGGTAGCCCCCATTAGAAACCAATGGCAATGGTGGTTAAGCACCTCTCCTTATGGCCAACAGCTTTGGGCACTTCTTCAAGTTAATTCAGTTGGGGGCATTTACATTGGAGGACTTCCTGAACTTTCTGCTTTCAGAAGGGTTGGGGGATATTTCTCATGAGAGTACGCCATGTCTCTGGCAACGGAAGAAAAGCTTTAGAAGTTGCTCTGCAAACTTTAGGGAATAAAGTTGGCAAAGTGGGTTGGTTTGAAGGAGCTAAATACCCTGACGGAACTCAAGTAGCGTATGTGGCCACTATTCAAGAGTACGGGTATTCTCCAAAAAATATTCCACCTCGTCCTTTTATGAGACCAACAATTGTTAAATATAGAAATACTTGGGATAGAATTGCTAAAGCTGAAAGTAAGCTTATCCTTGAAGGTAAATCTACTCCATCTAAAATGATGGAAGCTATCGGTCAAAATGCAGCGGGAAACATTAGAAAGAAAATAACCCAAATATATACACCTTCGTTAAAATTTAGCACTATCCAAGCTAGATTAAGCCGTAGGGGTCTTGGGGCAAAAGGAAGGCCGTATACTAAGACAGAAATAGGAAATCTATATAAACCATTAGTGGATACCGGACATATGTTAGCCACATTAATAAATGTGGTTGAGGATAAATAATGGGAACTCCAGGTTCAAATTTATTAAAACAGGCTCTAACAGTGATTGTACCACAAACTGTTGCTTACTATAAAGCTTTAACTCGAACGCTAAATTCCGTTGGTCAATGGGTTACCCCTTATGACGAACCTGTAAATATCCGAGGAAGTTTTCAGGCGGTACCCCGTAATCTGTATGAAGCCTATGGGTTAGATTTTCAGAAAAACTATTACACTTTCTATACACTTAATGACATAATTGATCTACAAAGAGACGTATCTAATGATCAAATAGTTTTCAACAATCAGCGTTTCCAATGTGAATCAAATAACGACTGGTTTGCAGTAGATAAATGGAAAGGGGTTCTGTGCTGTTTAATACATTAAGGTTTTTGATAAAATGCGAGATAACCAACTAATACAAATTTTTTTTCCGATAATCCAAAATGGATTAATTGCTGATGGATTTGTAGGCGTTAACGTTATTGCCGCTAATCAACCTACCCAACAGGGTACTCCACTTGTGCCTACCGTGACCTTTTATAAAATAGGAGACCACAGGTATGGATTCTTAAGACGATATGATACTTGGGATTCCATAAATGGAGTAATGATACATACAGAAGAACAAGCCTATGAGACTACCTTTCAGATAAGTGCCCTGGCTTTACAAAATCCCGGTACGCCAGATCAATATACAGCTTCAGATATAGTAAATGAAGTTGCGGCAATAATGCAGAGTGATAATACATTAAATATATTGTACAATAATGGCATAGCAATTTTAAGAATAACAGAAGTTTCCAATGGCTACTTTACCGACGACATGGATAACTTTGAAGCTTCACCAAGTTTTGATTTTACATTAACGCATACGCAGACTAGGGTTTCTACCGGTAACGCTATTGACCACGTTGAGTATGACATTTTTAGGGTTTAAGGGAGTACTATTAATATGGCAATTTCAATAACTAGATATGTAGACATTATATCCAGTGTCGGCGCTGGTTCTTCCGTGCCCCGAAGAAGTCTCACTGGTAGAATTTTCACACAAAATGAATTAGTGCCCACCAATGGTTTTGTTACCTTCACTAGCGCTTCTGAGGTTGGAAGTTGGTTTGGTACCTCTTCTGATGAATACAAACGAGCAGTTTATTATTTTGGTTGGGTTAGCAAAAATGGCACAGTGCCCCCTTCCATTGATTATGCTCGTTATACTGATGGTGCTACATTTCCTCAAATATTCGGAAATATTCAGCCTCAATCAGTGGGTACGTATAACACTATTACTGGCGGGACAATGAGCTTAACTCTCGGTTCCCACACTGTTTCTTTTTCTGCATTCAATTTCACGACTGATACCAGTCTCTCCGATGTAGCACTTCGTATACAAAATGCTATTCAATCCGCATTTCCATTAGATAATTTATGGGCACTCGCCACAGTTGTGTACGATCCAGTCCGAGGGAGCTTCAATATTCAAGGGGGAGATGATAGTGCTCCTGCGGTAATTAGAGTAATTGAAGGAACTTTTGGTCAGCCTATTGGCGGATTATTAGGATGGATATCCGGCCCGACTTTAATTGTTTCTGATGGCATTGGTGCTACTCCTCCTCAAATCTTAGGCAACATTCAATCACAAACAGCAGGGATGTACACTCCTATTACGGATGGTAGTTTTACTTTAACCATAGGTGATTTTTCTCAAGCTCTTACTGGTATTGATTTTACTGGAGATGTAACTTTAGCTAACATCGCGGGAACCATTCAATCCGCTATTCAAGCAGTAACCGCCGGTGGCGTACAATGGACATCAGCTACAGTAACTTATGATACGACTAGAGGCAGTTTTAATTTCCTAGGCGGAGAAGCTGCGGATGTCGTGATTAGTGTAGCAGAAGGAACGGCTGGTACTCCAATAGGAAACTTGTTAGGATGGGTGAGCGGTACAACTTTAGTATGGATGAATGGGCTAACGGCTCCAACACCTCTAGATTCCGTGATCACTTCTTCCCAAGCTTCTAATAATTTTGGTTCTTTTTTATTCATTGAAGCTATTAGCTTAGATGACATCGTTAGTGTTGCAGAATGGAATGCTGCTCAAAATGTAAGCTATATTTATTGCGTGCCGGTTCTTAATCAAACATTGGCAATTTCTTATGCTAATGTTCTGAATGGATTCGCTGGTACCCAAATTACATTGGCTCCTGTAGCAACCGAATATCCAGAGCAATTCCCAATGATGATATTGGCCGCTACCAATTATGAACAGCCAAATTCAGTTCAAAATTACATGTTTCAGATCTCTAATTTGACTCCTAGTATTTCAACTGATACAGACGCCAATTTTTATGATGGGCTAAAGATAAACTATTACGGGGTTACTCAAACTGCTGGTGTTTTATTAGCTTTCTATCAAAGAGGCGTTATGCAAGGACCAGTTAGTGCCCCACAATTCTTAAATATTTATGCCAATGAAATGTGGTTAAAAGATGCAATGCAATCTGCGTTATTGAATTTATTATTGACGCAAAATAGAGTCCCGGCTAATGAGCAAGGTAAAAGTCAAATATTAGCGGTTCTTCAGTCTGTTATAGAAGAAGCTACTAATAACGGTACGATTAGTGCCAATAAGACTTTGACTGCTGCTCAAAAAGCATTCATTACTTCTACGGCTGATGATCCGAATGCATGGTATCAAGTACAGACGATTGGCTACTGGGTAAACTGTGTTATCGTTCCTTATGTTAACTCGAATACCAACTTGACTGAATACAAAGCAGAATACACATTGATCTATAGTAAAGACGATGATATTAATTTAATAACCGGACAACAAGTATTGATTTAAGGGAGTTAAACATGACTAACATAACTGGTTTTGGTGCAGTCGTCACAATAAAAGCGTCAAATACTTTTCCGGTTGGATTTGTACTTACACAATTTGCCGATGATGCAGACCCTATCGATATCCCCAGTTTACAAATTGGGGATTCTGCGATGGGGTTGAATGGAGATTTAATCTCATGGTCTAAGGCAAATTCGATTAAGGCAAGTATTAGCGTAGTTCCTAACAGTATTGATGATATAAACCTCAGTATTTTATTTGAAGCAAATCGTGTTGGTAAAGGTAAACAAGGAGCTAAAGATATCATTACTTTAAACATTGTTTATCCTTTTGGTAATTTTATAAACTTAACAAACGGTATTATCACGGATGGTATGCCTGGCAATTCGATATCCACTGAGGGAAGACTGAAGTCTAAAACTTATTCATTTAGCTTTGAAAACAAGGTGGGGGTATAATACGTGTTACAACCAAAACAAATCGAGGTTAATGGGAAAAAATTTATCATACATAAATTCCCAGCTATAGAAGGCAGAGAAATTATTTGTAACTATCCGCTTACATCAATACCAAAAGTGAGCGAATATAAAACAAATCAAGAAATCATGCTTAAGTTACTGAGACATGTATCTGTTCAGATTAATGACATTACCGTACCGTTGACTACCAATGAATTAGTTAATCAGCACACTGGTGACTGGGAAACTTTAATGAAACTGGAAGCTGCCGTTATTGAGTACAATTGCAGTTTTTTTCAAAACGGGCTAGCCTCGACTTTCTTAAGCGGTTTAGCCCAGAAGGTTCCAGCGTGGATTACCAAAACATTGATGGACTCTTTGGGGCAATTATCTCAGAAGGAAAAGCCACCCTCCACGAATTAAGAACAATATATACTCTGGAAGATGCTTTTATACTCTGGGAAACTATAGCGGTACCGAAGTTTAATGAATGGCTAGCCGCTAAAGCAGCTAAAAAAGAATCTGCGAGGAAGTAACGTGGCAATATTAGATACCTTTTATATTTTATTTAAAGCAGATTCGAAAGACGCTGAGAAAAGTTTCAAAGGCGTCAATGATTCTATTGTAAGGATGGATCAATCTTTAAATAAATTTGCACGTAAATGGCTATCTCTTTATGGAATATTCAAAGGGCTTACTAGCGCGGTAGGTTATGCTTTTGAGTTAACTCAAGCTTCTCAAGCACTGAATGTTAATATCGGTGAACTGGATGCATGGGGCGGTGCTGTTCAAAAAACAGGCGGAACAGTTGAAGGCTTTACGAAGTCTTTAGAAACAATGGCCGAACATTTGGGAACATCTCCGAAAATTGCTTTACAACTTCTCCCAAAAGTAGCCGATCAATTTAAGAAGTTGGGTCAGGTACAAGCATTAAGATATGGAAAACTGTTAGGACTTGACACCCCCACTATCCTACTCTTACAACAAGGCAGACGAGAAGTTGAAGCTTTAGTTGCCAGACAGAAAGAATTGGGGGTAGTCACTACTCGAGATTCCATAATATTTAAGCATTTTCAAAATAGCATGCAAGATGCAGGAAGAGGCTTCAAATCCCTAATACGTGATTATATACTAGCAGCTATTCCAGTTATTGATAAAATATTAGAAAAGTTTACAGAATTTACAATTTATCTAAGAAAGCATTCCGGATTAGTGAAAGGCGCGTTAATTCCGATTGCAACAGTGTTGGGGATGATAGCGGCAGAAATGGTTATTACTGCTGGTTCAACCGCAGTGTTAGTTGGAATTGTTTTAGCATTAGCTGCGGCTTTTGCCTTAGCCTATGATGATATACAAACTTTTCAACGTGGCGGCGATTCTGCTATTGGAAGGATGCTAGAAAGATGGCCTCAATTGGGAGAAGTAATAAAAGGTGTTTTTGAAATAATCAAAATAAGCGGAAAAGCACTTCTTTGGTTTTTACAACAAATGTTGGACAAAGTTAATACCATAATAGATGCCGCAAAACTTTTATACGATATAGCTTCTCCATATATTGATAAATTTACGGCAGAACTTGCTAGACAAGGTGCAGATTTTAAATTTTTTGGAGCCAAAGAAGCTATAGAAACGGCTAGTAAAAGTCCTCTAACTTCTCAAATTGGAGCTGGGATATTTAACGCCAATAATGGTAATAATAAAGAAGTAAACATAACTATTAGTGAAATACAAATTAACACTCAGGCTACTGACCCAAGAGATATTGCATATGGGCTAGGCGTGGAATTGCAAAAACAATTGAGACAAACCCAAAATGATATCGCGGGCGGGGTGCTAATATAATGCCTAATATACTTGAAACTTTATTACCAACGTCAGCTTACGATCAAGTACAAGTACTTGACCAAGATTTCAATCAAGTTTTTCCTTTGGCTCGTGCTCTAAAAGCAGTGGTTAAAGAAGAAGCAAAAGTGATGGAGCATCCTTTAGAAACCGGGGCTACTATCACTGATCACAGAATTATATTGCCGGTAGAAATAGAATTATCTTTTATTTTACCACCGGGTTCTTACCAGGATACTTACAGACAAATAAGACAATTTTATTTGAATGCTACATTACTTATCGTTCAAACTAAGTCTGGCGTATATTATGATCAACTAATAGCGTCTATGCCGCATGAGGAAAATCCTGATCAATATGACGCGTTAACCTTAGCTTTAACGCTAAAACAAGCTCAATTTGCTACAACTAAAGTTGATTATTCTCCCAAAAATGTCAAACAGAGTAGCGAAGTGAATAGAGGTGCGCAACAGGGTAAAACGGTTCCTACATCACCCCAAGAACAATCTGCGATAATATCGTTTTCAAAATACTTAAAAGGGTTATTTTAATGATATTCGTGCCTATAAGTGCAATTCCTAATCAATCTTTTTCCATCACGCTGGATGGGAATCAATATGATCTTGCCTTGTATTTGACGACTAATGTTATGGCCATGGACGTGATTAGAAACAATGTGCCGATAGTCATGGGGATAAGATTGGTACCATATGTAGGCGTAATTCCCTATAAATACTTAGAAGATGGTAATTTCTTTTTTAATACAGAAAATGGAGATTATCCATCTTATGATCAATTTGGGGTTACACAACAATTATACTATTTATCCCAAGCTGAAATAGATGCTATTAGGAATTCTTAAAGAATATGACAAACCAATTAGATCCTAGGTTAGTTCAAGTTTCCATCGAAGTGAATGGTCAAATAAATACGTATGATGAAATTTACATTAAAGCTACTGGGACTAAGTACGCTAATCCTTTGCAAAATGAAGCTCAGATCACAATAACAAATTTGGATAAAGTTACCCAAGATTATATTTTAACGGAAACTTCTCCGTTTAACCCTAATCGAACCCCAAAAGTTTTAAAACTTTATGCAGGGAGAGAATCATATGGAACTACTCTTATTTATAGCGGTAATATTATTAGTACCCTCGTATCCCAACCTCCCGATGTGACGATTACCCTAAAATGTTTGACTGGTAATTATAATAAAGGGACGGTTCTGGCAAGAAATAAACCGGGAATAGCTACCTTGCAAGAGATAGCCGCAGGTATTGCACAGGATACTAACACGATATTAAACTTCCAGGCTACTAACAAAAATATAAGCAACTACACTTTTAATGGTTCTTCTCTAGACCAAGTGGCATTATTAGGCGCTGCGGGTACCGTTGCGTTCGTAGATGATGATATACTAGTAGTTAAAGACCAAGGGATACCAATTCGAGGAGCAAGTCGTATATTAGACTCAGCTAGCGGTATGATCGGTATTCCTGAAATTACAGAACAAGGAATTCGAGTTAAATATTTATTAGACAATGTTTCTCGGTTGGGGGGTGGATTGGACATAATAAGTGAAATTTACCCTGCGATAAATGGAAGTTACATAATTTACAAGTTAGGTTTTGAGATTGCTAACAGAGATACACCGTTTTATTACATTGCGGAGGCGGCACGTAGATTATGAGCGATAGTCGAGGAAATAATCCGAATATTAATCCTGCGGACAATGACACGCTTGCTGGTGTTTTACGTTTTGCATTTAGCCAATTAATGCGCAGTGTAGATGGTATGCTACCCGCTCGCGTCCTAGCGTACGATAGGACAGCCAATCGCGTACAGGTTGAATTAATGATCGCAATGGTGTCTACCTCCGGCGCCCAAGTGAGCAGAGCTCAAATTGCGAATATCCCTGTAATAAATTTTGGCGGCGGCGGGTACATTTTAAATTTCCCTTTGACCGTAGGGGATTTAGGTTTTGTAATTGCAAACGATCGTGACATAAGTTTGTTTTTGCAAAGTTATTCAGAGTCACCTCCAAATACACAACGCGTCAAAAGCTTCTCTGACGCAGTGTTTATTCCGTCTGTATTGGCAAACTATACAACTACCGGGGAAGATGGGAATGCGGTATTACAGAGTTTAGATGGTACTGTTAGACTATCCCTATCTTCAGATTCGATTACGATATCAGCAGGCTCTAATAGTATTGAAGTTAAATCTACAGGTATAACCATTGATTCTCCGATAACAACCGTGACTGGAGAACTTGTTGTACAAGGGCTTACTAGATCACAGGGTGGGTTTAGTTGTACGGGTATAGCTACTACGATATATGCTGCCTATTTTGGCGGTAATATTTATGTTAATGGTATTGGCGATGCACTTACTTCATTTAATCCCGGGGTACCTGCACCCCCTCCGCCATAGGATAAATTATGACAGCACAATGCTTTGCGGTTAATTCAAATAATGACATCTATCTGGGAACAGATGGTAATCTTGCAATCGTATTTGATATGCAAGGAACTTTACAAGCATGCGAGCATGCATTAAAAACAGTTTTAGGTGAAATGATATTCGCTACCAATCAAGGATTGCCAAACTTTCAATTGATTTGGGTTGGGGTTCCTAATCTCCAACAATATGAAGCTGCGGTACGTGCGACTATATTAGCTGTTGACGGAGTAGTAGAAGTTGTATCTTTTTTAGCTGATTTATCGGATAATACGTTAACGTATACAATAACGATTCGAACAATTTATGGTGTGGGGGTAGTTAATGGCACTGTCTAATAATGTGTATCAGTACGTTGAACCAGATGGAGTGATCATACCGGATACTCAAGTTATTCAAGATCAAGTAATTGCGGAATACAAAGATCTATTTGGTCAAGATTTGATTACCACTCCTAACACTCCTCAAGGTCTTTTAATTGCCGCAGAAACCCAAGCTCGCGATGGAATTGCGGTCAACAATGCAACTGTAGCCAATCAGATAAATCCAAATTTAGCGGGCGGCATCTTTCTAGATGCGATTTGTGCATTAACCGGTATACAAAGAACAGTGGCAACTTATAGCACGGTGGTGGGAACACTGAGTGGAGTAGGAGGTACTATTGTGCCCTCCGGTTCGCAAGCTAAAGAAACGGTTAGTCAACAAATATTTCAAACAGTTTCAACCGTCACGATACCTGTTGGCGGAACCATAAATGTAACTTTTCAAGCCATGAATCCGGGGCCGATTGCAGTAAGCCCAGGGACATTAACGCAAATTGTCAGCGTGGTTTTAGGATGGGAAACTGTCACCAATGCTGCCGCTGCAACAGTTGGCGCCGACACACAAAGCGATGATGCTTTAAGAGCCTACCGTAAAAATACTTTAGCGATTCAAGGACAAGGATTGGCTGAAGCTATCTTATCTGGGGTATACGCCGTACCAAACGTTAAAAGTGCAACTTTTAGGGAAAACGTTCTCACAACCACGGAAGTGATAGATGGCGTAACAATGGAACCAAATAGCATTTATGTTTGTGTTGATGGAGGCACAGATAATGACATTGCCGCTACTTTGGTGGCTAAAAAGAATGGAGGTTGCCAATATACAAATGGCGCCGGAATACCAGTTAGTGTTTCATATACTGAGCCATTTAGCGGGCAAGTAATGAATATCTTATTCGATAGACCAACTCCAGTTCCAGTAAAAATAAGAGTTACGGTTAGAGTTAATGATACTTTGTCGGATCCTCAGACTTTGGTTAAAACTTCTATTCTAAACTACGCAGCAGGTCTTATACCTGGAGAAGTAGGTTTCACTGTAGGAACGAGTGTTTCTCCATTTGAAATTGCAGGTGCCATAAATTACTACAACCGTTCGATATTTGTAACTTTAGTTGAAGTCTCTTTACAATCGCCAGTCTCTTACTCAACCAACACTTTACCAATAGCAATATTTGAAGTGGCCACTATTGAAGTTAGTGACATAACGGTAGTCATACTATGAAGATTGAGCAATTTAATTACAATATAAACATATTTGAAGTTTTGATATGGCAGTACGAAAATTCAAATAATATCCAACAATTGGTACTTAATAAAAATATTTGGACTGCTTTCTACGGAACTTTGTTTTGGGAGCAATGGTATGCAAATATATTTAACTTAGATACGGCTGATCTATTTGGTTTAACAGTATGGTCTATCATATTGAACTTACCTTTATTTGTACCTGTTACTCCAATTGGAGATCCGCCTGTTTGGGGATTTAACGTACTTCCTTACCCTCTTACTAATGACAATCAAAATTTTGGTCATGGTAATTTAGCTGGCTCTTTAGTCGTACCGACCCTTACAGAAGAAGAACAAAGAATAGCTTTGAAATTACGATATTACCAGTTAGTAAGTCGAGGAGCTGTTACTGAAGTCAACCAGTTTCTAAATTATATTTTTGGAGGCATGGGTGGTGCTTGGATGATAGATAATTTCGATATGACAATAACCTACGAATTTGGTTTTGCAATAAATCCTGTTCTTTTAAACGTCATTGCAGGGTATAATTTATTACCAAAACCAGCAGGCGTTAATGTTAATTATATTGTTCCACCATAGAAAAGGACTCTAATAATGGCTAAGTTTTTTGTATACCCATTTGCTGTCGCAGGAGATAAAACTGCTATTCCAGAACCAACCCAGGGTAGCGGTTCTGTTAGTTATAATGAAGGATGGGGGCCAGATTATGGATTAGATTTAGACACTGATCCTAATGCGTTGCCAATTCCTCGCGATCAAACTAATCAATTATATTACGACATAACTGATGCAATTAGACAATATCAGACCCATGGAACTCCCGATTTCATCACGACGGCTGATAATTTGGGAAGTGCTTTTGCATACGATCTTTATGCATACGTTAGATATGATGATGGTTCTGGTTTTAAAATATATGAAAATCAGGTGCAAGGTAACACCGCTCTCCCAAGTGACCCATCGTGGCAAGTGGTCAGCGGTAATCCTATACCGGCAGGATCAGTATTACCTTTTGCTGGATCAGTATTGCCATCAGGCGGCTATTTGTTCTGTGATGGAACTGCGGTAAGTAGAACAACTTATGCTGCATTATTTGCTGCCATAGGCACTGCTTATGGAGCCGGAGACGGGTCAACTACTTTCAATTTACCTTTTACCGCACGAAGAGTTATTGTCGGGGCTGGTGGTACTGGAAGTGCTACGTTACCCAATACGATTGGTGCAACTGGAGGCGCAGAAAACGTAGCTTTAACCCCATCCCAAAATGGAGATCACACTCATGAAACAGTACCTGGTTTTCATATTTCTGGCCCATTTAAAATAAGCGCAGGGAATAGCCAACCAAGAGTATGGCAAACTGGTGGCCCAGTGACCCAAACAGGTGGGGTTGTTGGGGGTGCAGGGCAGCCACATAATAATATTCAACCATCATTGGTGATGAATTGGATTATAAAGACTTAAATTTTAAACAGGCAATCGGGGTTCTCCTTCAGATGGAAGGAGGGTACGTCAATGACCCCGATGATCCCGGCGGCGAAACAAATTTCGGAATAAGTAAAAGATCATATCCTCAGTTAGACATCAAGACTCTTCAAATAGATAAAGCAATCGATATTTACTACCATGATTTTTGGTTAAAATACAAACTAAATGATATCAATAGTTCTTTAGTATCAACTCAGTTACTGCTAATTTTCGTTAATCTATCGCCATCTTCGGCAGCAACCTGTGTTCAAAAAGCAATTAATAGAATCAACAACAGCATAGCGGAAGATGGGGTATTCGGTAGTAGAACAGTACAGATGGTAAATAAATTACCAGAATGTCATATAGTAGACCATCTACGGCTAGAGCTAGTGAAGTTTTACCTTAACCGTGTTAGTATAAATCGAAAGCAACTTAAAAATTTAGAAGGCTGGATAAGGAGGGCTATGATATGAATGTTTTATTTAAAATATTTAAAGATAGCATTACCGCCCACGATAATGAAAGTTTCGACAATGGCAGAATAATTTGTGCTATGAGCTTCACTATTTATTACATGCTTGCTTTCTACAATGCATTTTTAGGCCATGGATGGACCGCAATGGAGTTTGCTAGTGGATGTACGGCTATGGCCGTAGGGTTTGGCATAAACCTACATCTAACTGGAAAATCCACCAAAAAGGAGGAAAAGAAATGAACTGGAAAAATATAGTAATTGCCGTACTTAGCGCTATCATCACTTTGCTTGGGGGAGCCCAATATCAACAATCTAATGCACTCATGGATGCTAAAGACAGCATTCGAGAATTGCAGCAAAGCGTGAATATTATCGCTAATAGAGACTCTGAGTGAATTAGGGATTGCCATAAATTTTTCCTATTTTCCATGGAGCCTAAATTTGTTTATGTCCGGGACTTGCCTCATTGGGATTATTAATATATAATGATTTATGTAATTAATGATTCGGAGGGAAGACCGGCATATTACAAAACATCACTAATACAATATGCCGGCCTTCATTTAATGCATAATTTGAATTTTCTAATAGAAAAAGAACTATTTATTCGTTTTAAAACAAAATGTATCGAAGAAAGTAAATCAATGACGGAAGTCTTAGTACAGTTCATTCAAGAGTACATACAAGATGAAAAAATACAGGGTAGTTGAATTTGTAGGCGGCGGCTATGGAATACAAATAAAACGCTCATGGTGGTCACGTTGGAAACTATTACCTAACGACCCCATTTCTTTTCCTAATGGCGCGCACATGGAAATCGCTCGTCTTAGAGACATTGACGAAGAAAACATAAAACGTAAAAAAATGCTTGAAATAAAGTCAATTTACAGTTACGATTAATCACATGTGGATTTCCTTTTAGCCGCCCCGTGATGCAGGGCGGATTTTTTTTATGGTGTTTTAACCTGTTCTTGATTGCAAGACTGTTTTTCTGCAATTTTAATAAGTTCTATTTCCATGCTCTTTATGCAGTTAAAGGACATAGAAATTCCATCTCTAACTCCTCGGTTATATGCATCTAATCCAAGTTTTAATAATTCTTCTTTTGTCATAATGAAAGTCCTTGTAGGTGGCACATCATCATAATAAGACAAGAAGCTGTGATTATTGCCATGCAGATTGGAAATATTATATCGTAGAATGGATCTTTCATTCTTCCTCCAATTTCTTAATCAAATCTTCCAAGTACCAACGCGCTTTCTTTAGATCTTCCACTCCGTTCTTTTTATTAAAACGCCAAACGTATTTTATTATGTTCCCCACATTGAATCCCATATGTCTAGTAACATCTATGCATTCTATGGGGAAACCGCATGATTCACATGCGGCTTCTGAGGAAGTATAATGTTCAGGATGGTTTATTAAATCAGCCATTTAATTGCCCCTTTTAGTAATCTTAATAGTGCAGGTTCTTCTACTTCTATAGTTTGGAACCCGTCCATTTTAAGAGATATTTCTTTTATTTCGATATAAGTAGCTAGGTTAATACCCATTGTTAAAATTAGAATAACAATAGCAAAGTACTTCATAGGTATTTACCTTTTTTCTTTTCAGCCGCATAAATAGCTAACGCTATTGTTAATAAAGAAAATACTATTTGAAATAAGCAAGGCGCTAAGACATACCACCAAGACCAATTAATAAATTGGCATAGTTTAAGAGTTATTAATATTAACTGTAGTATATTCAAAAAACTCATGTTATTTCTCCTTTTTAAATAATTTTGAAACTTTATAACCTATGAAATAAAAAATAATTACATGTATGCATAAGAAAATGACTATAAATATTACTGGAAGTAAAGCTGTTGATATAATCCAGGGTATAACGATTCCTAGGTCATAAAAACCTAGGAATATTAAAATTAACGCTAATACGGATTTTTTCATATTAACTACTCTTTAAGTTGATCATAGGTATAGTGGAAGAACCTGTAATCTGAGGTAATTTACCATCCCATTTAAGCAATGTTTGGTATTGAATAAATGAGGGGGTTAAACTTTCAGATAGTAATCTGTTAGATTCGGCTCTAGCTTTAGCGTCAATTAAAATACGTTGTGCTTCAGCTTCTGCTACTACCACTGTTTTTAAAGCTTCTGCTTTTGCTGTGGCAACTTCATTTTCTACTTTCATTGCATTTTGACTTGCTTGAATTTTAGCGTTTATTGAATTTACGACATTGTCTGGTAATTTAAAGGAACCAATAAGATAGATTTTGTCCATGTCAATTCCAACGTCCAAACATTCTTCTTTTACAATGTTGTTTACTTTTATGATAAATTGCTCTTTCTTTTCACCATAAAGTTGTTCGACTGTCATAGTAGAAGACACTTGATTCATTGCGTCTCTAACCATGTTGTGGAGAAAGGTATGGGTTATTTCGTCAATACCTAATCTGTATTTTTGAAAAACTTTGCTGACATTTTCTGGTCTAATATTATAAGTAACACCAACATCTGCCGATATAGAAAGTCCTTCTGAAGTTTGCATGGTTATTTGTTCTTCGCCAGTCCACGTGTAATTTTGAAGAAAAACTGGAAACAAATATAATTCTTTATTCCAACCTAAGTAATATCTACCCACACCAACCGTTTCTTCTGAAACTCCTTTATCAGAACCATACAAATTGACAATAACGCCTTTATGACCCGCTGGTACTTTTGTACAAGCTGTCATTGTCGCACATACTAAAACAGAGGAAACTCCGATTATAGCTTTTTTAAACATCTTGATGCTCCTTTCCTTAATAAAAAAAATGGAGGCGTTCTCTGTATACCTTATAGTTTGGTTTCTTTGGCCGGAAACTATAAGGGTTCTGACGCCTCCGATTACTCTTACTTACCTCTAGCTTTATTGATAAAGTCTTCTGGTGTTTTATTTAACTCTTTACATGCTTCACATAGCGCTTTCTTTAAAATCTCAACTTCACTTTTCGCTTCACCTATTAAACTTAATATTTCATCTTTCATTACTTTTCTCCCTTAACTCTTTTTTCAGACGATCTATTTCAATTTTCAGTTGGATTATTTCCTTTATCATCCTAATAAACTCTTTATGCATTTTCATGATTAGCTCCTAGCTTTTTATGAAGGTCATATGAAGTTTGTTATTCATGTCATTCATCGCCGAAACTGCTTGCATTTGTGAAGCTGTCATCAATTTAACTACTTCGTTATTAACATGAATTTGATAACCAACAAGTATAATTAAAGCGCCTGTTAAAATTGTTTCATATAAAGTATTCATAAGTTCCGTCTCCTGAATTAATTTAAGTTACAAGATAACTATAGATCGTCTTCTATAGATTGTCAACTACTTTTATCAATCTTAATATAGGAAATATTACTTGAGGTACTATAGAGTTGCCTAAAGATTTACCTCTGTCCAACCTATTGGGTATCCCATAACCATCTCCATGAGATAAGGCGTTAAAGGATAGGTATTGCTCAAAATCATAAGACGACCAAGAGTTAGGCTTGAGTTCTTCCCATTCTGATTGTATTTGCGCCATGTCCCCGTACGGGTCTTTTTGTACACGTCGTTCTTCCCAATCACTGAACCTGAAGTTAACTCGCTTGCTGTTGGAGTGGGCAACAATCCATAACCTTTCCCGTCTATGCGGCGCATCGGTGCCACAAGCTGGTATAATGAGCGATTGCACTTCGTAATCTTGTGCTTCCAAATCAGAACAGATTGTTTCGAGTACCAGGTCAACTGCTCCCTTAACATTTTCGATAACAATCCAAGTTGGCTTAGAGAGTTTGATTGCTCTGTAGAATTGTGGCCACAAATATCGTTCATCTTCCTTTCCCCTTTTCTTTCCTGCACTACTGAATGGTTGACATGGAAATCCGCCTGTCATCAAATCTACATGAGGAAGTTCCTCTATTTGACGTATGTCGCCGTAGTTAGTGATGTGAGGCCAATGCTTCTTTAAAACTTTGCAGCAGAATTTGTCTATCTCACTAAACCCAATAGTATCAATTCCAGCCCATTGTGCCGCTAATGCAAAACCTCCTATTCCACTAAACATATCTAGGTGTTTCATTCTATTACCTCGACTTCTACATACTGCGCTTTTGGAAATGAGCTTGAACAGCCCATACCTGAATTGAATTGATTAACTCGATTTTCCGCTTTTACTTTCGAAAGAAAAGCTTCTACTATAATTTCATTTCTTTCTGCTATGCGTAAACTCACTAGATATATAATCATTTGTCCTCCACTACGCATAAAAAATGTTTGCTGTTATGGTATTCATTTAAAAAAGATTGTTGAATTTCGCATGACTCTCTTGTTTCATATATGCCAATTGGCTTAACTTGAATCTCTCCAGTACAACCTTTTATCAAAAACAGTGCTAATAAATATCTCATTTGTTGTACCTCTTAGCTCTCCAGCCCCCTTTAGCCTTAACAGGCCACCCTTTTGCCCACTCTGGCATTGTGCTCATGATTGTCTCTACTTCTTGTATGGTTCCTTTGCCTTCTTCCATTTCGACCGCGATTTCATCATGCACATGTAAAACCACTGGATAACCTTTATCTTCCAAGTTAATAACGGCGTTAGCCAAAATGTCTCTAGCGGTTGCTTGAACTACATTCTCCGTTAACTTACCTCCATATGTGCTCATGCGAACCCAACCGATCTTTCCATACTTCGGATTAGTATTCCAACCTTCAAAGCTTAAAGATAATTTCCCTTCGAATTTTTCATGAGGGGATAATATTGGTCGGTGATATGTGATTAGACGTCCTGATAACAATTTGCAATATAGTACATTTTGTTTACAGATGTACTTAAGACCTCTGTACTCAAATTCCTCTCCGGGGGTGAGCACTGCGCTAGTTGCAGCTTTTTCTAAACCATACCAAAGTTTTACGATATTTGGAGAAGCTGCTCGCCATGCTTTTACTTTCTCTAAAATGACTTCATCAGAAAAGAACTCATCGGCTCCAAAAGCTTTCCATGCACCTACGGCACCTTGGTAACCGGAGGCTAGCTCTGCCACTTTCCCTATCTTACGGTCTGGATGGTGAGAACCCGAAGAAGCCTTATATAGCTCATATTCTTCTAAAGACGTGCCAGTTATCTTAGAAGCTGAAGTTTCATAAATCTTGCCGTGGGTGTTGAATACATCTAATCTCCATTGTTCCCCAGCTAGAGCCGCTAATACTACTGCTTCAATCGCGCTATAGTCGGAACATATTAAATCTTTGCCTGGCGCCGAGATAAACATTCCTCGCAGACAAGATGAGATTATTTCAACCGCATCACCAAAATAATATTCGACGCATGCTAGACTTCCCGTATTTAGGATTTCAATAGCGTCTTCTACAGCTTTCGGATTCCATTCGGTTTCCTTAAATGTAAGAGCACTATTATCTTCGCCTCTATCACAATCGTCGCAATATGTATTTTCCCCTTCACAAAAAGATATTCCGCACCAGGGGCATCCTTTATCTGTTCTGTAATGTTTCTTACATTTACACTCTTTTACCATTGGTCCACTATTCGGCAAGTTCTGGGGTTGTGGCCCAGTTCCCGCCGCGCGCCCAGTACGTGCAGAATGATATATGAATAAATCATGCAGCCGATTATCGCGTGTAACTTGATTGGCCATTGCGTACAGTTTCTTAACTGAGGCAGACCCGGTCATGGCTCGTATGTCTAAGGCTCTATGAACCTCGGGTCTATTCCAAGGAACTATTTTTTTTAAATCTTCTACGTCGTCTGAAGTTAACTTATCAATCTGTATCCCTTGGGATATAAGCCATTTCTTCAGGCTTGGAAGTTGACTTGCTGATTTAACTTGACCATTAGTTATCCGGCATAATTCCTCGTCGTATTTCTTATAAGCTTGTTCTAATATGTTTATGCAATTATTGATTAAAGGCATGTCTATCTGTATGCCACGAACATTAATAGCATGGTCACATTGCCAGAACTTTAATTCATTTTCTGATAAATCTGGTGTTTTAGACGACAATTCTGATTCTGCCTCAATATCCCTTAGACAATAGTTGTATAAGTTGTTGGCATCTTGTGGATCGTCTGTTGGTAAAGTCCTTAATGATTTGTTTTTTAAAGTTGGGTTTCTAGGAATACTGAATTTAGTGATTAAACGTTTACCATCTTTATCTTTTTTATTCTTAATATCGACTACTTCGCCTGCAGGATCAAGAGAACCTGGAAGGGCGTGAGCGCGACTCTTGGCAGCCGCGCACCGTATTTGGAGAGGAGAAAGAGGAGGAAAATTGTACTTTGATACACAGATATTATTCCATACCCAGTATTCGAATGCAACATTCCAGGCCTCAATTACGTGCCCTGATGAAATATAATTCAATAAATCTTCTGGTAGATTATTACCTGGAACCCAGAGTTTTGCCCCCGTGCCATCTTTTAAGTTATATGCTAAACATAAAACTTCAGCTTCTGGGTGCTCGGTGTAACGTGCTGCTCCAGTTACGGGTAAACCCTTAATGCTTGCACCTCTTGGGGGTGAAAACTTGCATTGAGCATCATCCCACTCAAATCCAGCGGGAGAATAAGTTTCAAAGTCAATATCTGGTAATATGGTTGAAGTTCCTAAGCCGGCGTTTAATTTAGCGCCGGCACGTAGGTCTTGAAGTTTTGGAGGAGGTGCGGGAATCATTTCTTCCCCTCCAACTTAAGCAATTGTCTTTCAAGCGCCTCAAGAACTTTTAGTTCATTTGTTAAGGTGGGCAATCGACTTTTATCTCTTCCCGTTCTTACAATGCTATTTTCTTTATTTATCTTATCTAACAAGTCTGCCTTCTGTTTTGCTAAATGTTCTTTAAATTTTTGTCTGTCAATTGAGTTCATGGTTTGTTCCTTATCTTCATTAGACAACCAAAAATCTTATTCTTTGGCAGTTGATCGCAAAGAGCTATCTCAATATCCACTGGTCTTATCTTTGCAAAAGCTTGCGATGTGAATATTATTAACATGATGCATATTAATTTCTTCATTTCACTATCTCCTTAAAGCCCCCGTTGCCAGGGGCGTTGATAATTAAACTTGTAAATATCCGTGTTGAATCAATCCTTCGTCCGTCCAACCTTGTTGAATGAAAGCTTCATACGTTGCGCCATTTGCTTTAGCCGTCATAACTTTTGGTTTTAAAATATTAGGATATGGGGCTACTGGGGGTGCAACCACGGGTGCTGGAATTGGTGTCGAAGGTAAAGCCTCCATCGGAATAAATGCCGCATTACCGATTGGTGTTTTACTTGCGCCAGCCGGTAAAGGTTGCCCACCAAACCCAATGGTCGTTGGGTCAATGCCTGCCACAATACGATCGCCATACGCAATGAATGCAACATGAGTTTGATTTAAAAATACTCCCGGTTGTTGTTGGCTTCCGTTGTCATCAATACGTGCATAAACCTGTACCCAGTCTCCTAATTTAATGAAATCTTCCGGTTGGTTTAACAAAGAACCATCTTCTTTACAGAGCACAGGTGCATACCCACTTGTGAAACTCAACACCCAATTCCCTGGATAACCTTCTCGATCACATGGTTTCTTGCCTTTTTTGTTCGGTATATTGCTATCGCCATCCACTATCTTCCATGCAAACTGAGGAGATTGAGCTTGGCCATTTGGGAAACCTTTAACTCCGATATCATGAATTTTCTTACCCCATGCTGTTTGTGACCAGTGAGTTTCTCCTGCTTTAGGAATAGCATATGCAATGAAATACTGAACTCGTGGTTTACCATCTCTATCTACTAAAGGTGCACCTTCTGCATTCTTATCTTGGGATTTATATAAAGAACCCATTACTAATCTACCTGTTGGAAATAATACATTTTCCATTTCTAACTCTCCTAATAATTAATGACAAAGACATATTAACTCTTATTGACGGGTTCGTCAATAGTTATTTTTAATTAAAGCTTGAAAAATTATCATAGTGTAATCGATAACGCACATATAAGGATTACCGTATAACTCCCAACCTTCATTAAGATGCTTTGTAACTTGATCATCTAAACTTTCTTTACTATCAATAGTAGTCAATGTTTTATATTGTTTAGGCATTTCTACTTACCTCCAAATATTTGCCTGGTTTCTGATTCTTTCACTTGTTCTAACTTTAACTCCCCGAGCGGTGTATCAGAGTATTGCCGCACTAAATCTGCGGGAACCCCTGCTTTAATAGCTTGTTTAGGCGTTATGGCTTCTTTAGGTTTAGCTAAGTTCACTTCAAATAAATCGCCGAGCGCAAGCACTTCAGATACTGGTTTTACCCATTTTTCCCTAGGTTGTGAACGTCCCAATTGGTAGAAAGGAATACGCTTACCAATCTTCAATTTAGCTAGAGCTTCTTCTTCCAAAGCTGTAGCACGGGCTTTCAGCAATTCTGCAAAATCATGGATTCTTTTAAGTTCTTTTCCTAACTCATCATCTGTTAGTTCTTCAGGTAGGTCTTTCATATTCTCAATTCCTTCTAATACATGTTTACGTAAGACTGGGCATGCATGGCATGCGTGGCAATATTCACATCCTTCGCCGATTATTAGCGGTGCCTCTTCAGTTGCCGCTATGGATTCTGATGCGCGAAGACGATCCCAATAACTAAGTAGGTCATCGAATAAAATACTCCAAGTTCTAATGGCGCCATCTTTATGCATTGCACGGGGTTGTATGATATGGAAAGTTACCCGCTCGCAAAGTACTTCGTCTTCTATTATCCCTGCTGAGTAAGCTATCAACTGCCAATTTTCAAATACTTCAACAGCTTTGAAACCATACTTGAAGTCAACGATATGTAAATGATCCCCGACCCAAAACCATGCATCCGGAGTACCCCACATATCAGGATGAATATTCGAGATACTAATGGTTTCTTCGATACAAAGCTGATGTCCCTTACTTAATCTTTTAATATAGTTTGCATATAACTCGCAGAAACCTAACATCTCAGGAGGTAATTCCAAATCCATCTTTTCCTCATTCAATAATCTTTTACATACTTCATGTGCCAAAGTACCTTCTTTTGATGCATTAGAATCTACTTGCGGATACAGCGCTTCCATTCTCCTAGACCCAGGGCACGCCATGCGACGCGCCGCTGAGGAAGGAGGAAGTTTAGAATGTTCGGACATTATTTAATCTCCAACAAATTGTTTTCTATAAGGTGGATTAGCATTTTTGCTAGTAAATTAACAAATGTTTCATTGTTAAATCTAACTAAACGGCCGTGACTATAAATATCGTAATAATAAATTTCATGCTTACTCATATTAAGTAGATTGTTGTTTTTGTTTTTTAATCTAATAATATGTGGTAATAATTCTAATAGCTCTGATGCGGTGAATGCGGAGTAATGTTCGCCTCCTAAAAAATCATGATAATCAGGTGAATTACCTAATAAATAATTACCGAATTTCTGTTTATGGTAAAAAAATAATCCGTCTTGTTTAACTCCTAGTTGTTTTAAGTGTTTTGATAGTTCTAGGGAGGTTACTTGGTCTTCTAGTTTCATTATTTACCCTCCACAAATTTATCAATATCTGCATTCACTGCTTCAATGAGATGTGGATTAGTTGATAAGTAATGCGTCTTATCTAAACCGTGTGTCCTGACAATCCGTAACACATCTGCGTTTTCCAGTTTCTTTTCATCAGTTAACTTCGTGATTTTAGCTATTAACGAATTGAAGTCTATTTTAGTTTCAACTGGCGGTGGTGGCGCCAGAGGTTCGGGGGTTCCGCAGTGCGCAAATGGGGGTGCAGTAGGAACTGGTACTTCCGATTTAGATTTATCTGCCCCTGGAAATCCTACACTAAAATATGATTCTTGGATTTTTTTAGCTTCTTCTAAAGTCATAGAATCTTTTTTCTTACGTTTACTTTTATTTTTTTCTATTTCCGCGGGGGGTTGTTCTTGATTTTCCTTAATAACTTCCATTGCAATATCTTCGTCAATTTTAACGGCTGCATCAACTATCTCCTTAGTGAAACGACTAGCTACTGTCTCTTCCTTTGGAGCTGGAACCATTTGATGACCCGCAAGCTCCATTAAGAACCTAGCCGTTGCCACTAACATCTTTTCGTCTTTAATCGTTGGATCAATAATTTCAATTCGGATTGTCATGATTGCTCTCCTGATAATAATTTAATGAATAGATCTACTTGTATATTAAATTCTCTAATTTTTTCTTTTATTTTTTTAATTTCTTTTTCTTTTATTTCTATTTCATAACTGCAATAGACAACAGAATCTATTTGCTTATCTCTTGCATTTCTTAATTCCTCTGATAAGTTCATAAATTTCTTCCTTTTATTAATCTAAAAATTAAATCAATTTTAGTTTCAAGATCTTTTATTTCATTTTTGACATCTAATATTTGTGCTTCTATTTTACTGATCTCATTCCTATGCATGCTTATGTACTCTCTGTTTAATCCTAAGATTTCCCCTATTTCATGTTCTACATCAATTTTTTGTTTATTAAACATTTTCATTCTCCATTAAGTTAAATTAGGTGCCCTTCACCAGTAGTCATTTGCATGATAGTCAAGGAGACGCTACTGCAAGGGCTGTCGCGGTTTTACGCCACTCACGACTTGGCGGTGAAACTAATGCATCGAACCGCTGGTCTTCATCTTATCAACTCTTTTCAAACCCATAGAAAGCATCTCAACAAATGCCATGTACACGCCTTCTATTTCGATCGCTTCATGAAGATTAGCTATCCTACTAAGTAAGTTTCCTGAAAAATTGACTGCCAAGGCCATTAATCCAGAAGCATACTCTTGTGTGCTGTACTCACCCATCTCCGAGGTAAGCCTTTCTTTGTAAAGTTCTAAGTACTTAACATATAGCTCTTTCAAAACTTCATCAGCTATATCGTTAATTTTAATAACTCTCTCATCAACGCTCATCATTATATTCCTTCAGGATACGATTAAGCACTTCAACTTCCTGTAACTCTGGTTGTATCTTTTGGCATTGGTTAACTGATTTATGTAGCGCTTTAGCAGTAGCAGCTATAATGCCTTGAACAGCCACCGGTTTTTCAGCTTCTTTAAACCAATCTAAAATGTTCTTTAAAATATCTTTAATGCTCATCGTTTAACTCCTTTGTTAAAGTAATGTGAAAAAGGTATAACTTCGCATTTCTGTAAGTCTTCCAAATATTCTAAATCTTTTTGAACAGCATTTCTTAATGCTTTAAATCCTTTAACTATATCTTTTACTACTCTTTCTTTTTCTATATCTTCCATGTTGTAAATCATTCGTTACTCCTTACTAGTTGACAAAATCAGATGATATAGTATTATTGACGAACTAGTCAATAGGGAGAATGAAATAAAATGGAATTAAGAAAATACCAATACGATGCTATAAACAATGTTTATTCATCTTGGCAAAAAGGAGCTAGAAATGTAGCATTAGTGATTCCAACTGGAGGTGGAAAGACCGTAGTTTTCTCATCAATAATAAAAGAACATAGGGGATTCCCCATAGCTATCGCGCACCGCATGGAACTTGTAAGTCAAATATGTCTCACTTTGGCAAGGTATGGCATAAGACATAATATAATAGCCCAAAAAGCTGCCATACGAGATATCATATCAATACAAGTACAAGAAACAGGAAAGAGATATTATGACCCATCTGCGCGATGTATTGTTGCAGGAGTGGATACTTTGATCAGACTAGATGAACATACGCCATGGTTTAAAGATATCACGTTGGTAATTCAGGATGAAGGCCATCATCCTTTAAGGAACAACAAATGGGGGAAAGCCGCCAGTTTATTCCCTAATGCAATAGGGTTATATCCGACGGCTACCCCATGCAGAACAGATGGAAAAGGATTGGGAAGACATGCTGATGGGATAATAGACGATATGGTTCAAGGACCCCAAATGAGAGAATTGATAAAAGAAGGTTACCTCACTGACTACAGAATATTCGCACCGCCTTCTGACCTTGACTTATCATCAGTGCCAATCAGTGCTGGGGGTGACTACAACAACCCAAGTCTGAGAGAAGCTGTACACAAATCACATATCACTGGAGACGTTGTAGACCATTATCTAAAAATAGCTCCCGGTAAATTGGGGGTTACATTCGCGGTAGACGTAAAAGCTGCAACAGAAATTGCCATGGCTTTTAAACAACAAGGAATTCCTGCGGAAGCCATTTGCGCTAAAACTCCCGATCTTCTTCGACAAACTATTATGCGTCGCTTTAGAAACAGAGAGATACTTCAGATAGTCAATGTTGATTTATTGGGCGAGGGGGTGGACGTACCTGCATTAGAAGTTGTATCAATGGCGAGACCTACGCAATCATATGGGTTATATAGTCAACAGTTTGGGCGCGCACTTCGTCCACTTCCAGGTAAATCTCATGCTATTATCATTGACCACGTGGATAATGTGAAGCTGCATGGACTGCCTGATGCACCGCGCGAATGGACTTTAGATCGCCGTGAACGTCGTGCTCGAAATAAGCCTCAAGATGCAATGCAAGTTAAGACCTGTCTTAATGTTAGTTGTTTCAGTGTCTATGAAGCCTATCGTAAAACTTGCCCTTATTGCGGATACTTTACGCCACCAAAAGAACGTTCATCGCCTGAACATGTCGAAGGGGATTTATATGAACTAGACCCTACGGTACTGGCGCAACTTCGCGGTGAGATATCAAGAATAGATGATGTGGCTAGGATACCAAGCGGGCTGCCTTTACCTGCTGAACTGGCTATTAAGAAAAGACACAAGATGAGACAAGAAGCTCAGCACGAACTTCGAGCTTCTATTGCTCAATGGGCAGGATATCATCATCCTGCGCTTAACGATGCTGAGATATACCGTAAGTTCTTTTACACTTTTGGTACAGATATACTAACAGCGCAAACTTTAAATACAGCAGATGCAGAAAAATTAAAAAATACTATTGACGAAATAGTTAATAGAGGTTAGCATATCTCAATTAATGAGGGATACGTTATGAAACTGACAACATGGGCAAGTAAGTGGGGGATACCAGATGTCGCAATTGAAGACCTGAAGAAATCTTTAGGTGCAGGGATGTTAGAAGTAATTAATTGTGAAGAAGGTAAATCAGAAGCAGCCGTAACTAGCCTGGTGAGATTAGAAGCTAGTAAAAAGAACTGTCGTTTATGGAGAAACAACGTAGGGGCAACCTACACACGAAACGGGGATTTCGTACGGTACGGGTTGGCTAATGAATCAGGAAAGATGAATGACTTCATTAAGTCAGCAGACCTAATAGGAATACGGCCAATCAAGATACGGGAAACGATGGTCGGAATGATAATAGGTCAATTTGTAAGCAGGGAAATAAAACATAGTAACTGGACTTACAAAGGTACAAACGATGAAGTTGCACAAATGAGATGGATTGAATTAATAACTAGCTTAGGCGGCGATGCTTGTTTCGCAACAGGAGAAGGAACTTTATGAACCATATTAAAAATACTACGGAAGAGAATAGATCGTGGTGCGGGAAAGAGCTAGACGTTTCCTTCCACTTTAAAGATACGGAAGCCGCAGTGATCAATGGGCTACATGGAGACAAAGAGATCTGCGGTGACTGTATTGATTACATTGTTGAAAATTTAATTAGGAGAGCGAAAGATGGAATCGAGTAGATTAGATGTTAGGACAATGGAGTATAGAATTACACCTCCAGAAGTAGGTTATTGGTCGTTAGGTCTTGGAAACAACAACCATCACTATCTTTCAACTTGGTATAAACCAAGCAAATGGCAACGTTTTTGGATGAAATTTTTACTTGGATTTAACTGGAAGGAAATTAACAATGGAAAACTTTAAAGATTGGCAAGATTTAGAAGAGCAACAAACAGATGAACTTGAAAGATTGTTAAATGGAGATGATTAAAATGATGTGCAGGGATTGCGGCAGATTAGATGGATTAAAGATCATGATTCATGAAAAGCAAATATTGTGCAAACAATGTCATGCTAAAAAGAACGGATGTAAACATACACGTTCTAAGGTTTATAAATCTAATGAAGGTATACGTACAGTATGCAAAGACTGTGGAGAACAAAATGAGAGAGCGAAAACTACCTGATGATCGTAAGAACGAATTATTAACAGAAGCTGTAGAACTGTCAAAAGAAATAGGATATAGCCACATAACGAGGGATGGTGTTGCAGAACGAGCAGGAGTATCGTATGGTTTAGTGACTCGTTATTTTCAATCTATGGATAACCTCAGACGCTTGGTGCTTAAAGAGGCTATCAGAACCGAAGTATTGGAAATAATTGCACAAGGCTTGGTACGAAAAGACCCTCTTACGAAACGGCTACCTCCTCAGCTTAAGGAGAAGGTCTTACTGTACCTATCTAAATAATCTTTCATAGGAAGTATCTAATTATGGATATATTACCAACGGCGTTTTATGCACTTAAAAATTATCATCAATTTATAGTTTATTCAATAACCAATAATCCAACTAATGTTAACAAGAAGATCAAAAGACCTGTTAACTATCAGAATGGACAGACTTGGGATGCTCATGATTCAACCATTTGGACTGATTTTGATTCAGCTTCGTCAGCCTCAAAGCGTTTGGGTGAGTCTTATGGAGTCGGATTCGTTCTTACTGAGTCCGATCCATTCTTCTTATTAGACATCGATTCTTGTTACGAACCTGAAGCTGGATGGTCTGATTTGTCAAAAACTCTTTTACAGAAACTAGCTGGTGCCGCTGTGGAAGTTTCAGCATCCGGTAAAGGTTTGCACATTATAGGTAAATGCAGTGACTTCAACCACGGGTGCAGAAATGATAAACTCGGTTTAGAGTTTTATACATCCAAACGTTTTGTTGCGCTAACTGGCATACATGCAGCAGGTGACGCCAGCATAGATTGTACCGAAGCACTTAAGGAAATATCTACCTCCTATTTGCAAGCAACTATTTCAACTCCCACGGAGAAAGAGTGGTGGTCTACAGAACCTTTGCCCGAATATAACGGGCCCATAGATGACAATGAACTAATCCGTATGGCGTTAGCTTCTAAAAGTAACAGATCGAAATTTGGGCACGACGGCGCGACTTTTGCTGATCTTTGGGAAAACAATGAAGAAGTATTAGCTAAGTCATATCCACATGATTCTGACACTTATAACCGATCTAGTGCTGATGCAGCTCTTGCGCAGCATCTTGCTTTCTGGACTGGATGTAACGCAGAGCGAATGTTGAGCTTAATGAGACAATCAAAGTTGGCTAGAGACAAATGGGATCGCGAGGATTATTTACCGCGAACGATCAGGAGCGCCCGCGGTAAGTGTTCAAACGTTTATTCGAAACAAACTAAACAGAATGTTACCAAGACTGAAACTCCTAGTCAAATAATTGGCACGAGTGGGAGCGGTTTTATGACCATTCAAGAGCAGTTAGAGCACTTTCGGGGGTGCGTGTACGTATGTCATGAAAACATGATACTTGTCCCCGGGGGATATCTGTTGGATAGAGAACGGTTCAATGTAATGTATGGCGGTTATATTTTCGTAACTAGCGGTGAGAATGCCAAGACTACCAATAAAGCTTGGGAAGCTTTCACTCTTTCAACAGCAGTTAAGTTTACTAGAGTGAACAGTTGTACATTCAAACCGGATATGGAATCTGGACACGTATACAATAAAGATGGTGAACTGGTTGTTAATACATATTGGCCTTATCAGTGCGTTAGACAGAAAGGGGACGTATCATTATTCTTAGACCATGTTGAAAAGCTTTTTCCTAATAAACGCGACCAAGATATTATTTTAAGCTATTTAGCAGCGTTAGTTCAGTTTATAGGTAAGAAGTTTAAATGGTGTATAGTATTGCAAGGCACCCAAGGGAACGGTAAGACTTTCTTCTCAAGAGTCATATCTTATATTATAGGCGATCGATATACACAGTTTCCTCGCGCGGATGAAATAGCTAGTAGGTTCAACGATTGGGCAGATGGCGCCATATTTGTATCAATTGAAGACGCTTATTATCCTGATTCACGTGCTGAAATCATGGAAACCCTAAAGCCAATGCTTGACCTCGAGAGACAAATGGTCGAAGGCAAAGGCAAGAAGAAAACCATGAAAGACATTTGCTGCAACTATATCATCAACACGAACCATAAGGATGCTCTTCGTAAGTCTAAAGATGATCGACGATTTGCGATCTTCTATACGCCGCAACAATCAGTTGAAGATTTACATCGCGATGGGATGATGGGTGCATACTGTCCTGACCTCTATAACTGGGCGAAGAACGGTGGATACGCAGCCATTGCAGACTTCTTACTCTCTTACCCTATTAAAGATGAATTTAACCCTCTTAAATGCTCGCGCGCACCGTCAACCTCAAGTACTGAAGCTGCAATCGAACATGGATTTGGTAGAGTGGAGCATGAAATTCTTGAAGCGGTTGAATCCGAACGTGTTGGTTTTAAAGGAGGATGGATTTGCTCTACCGCATTTGATGCACTTCTTAAAGATATTGGAGCTGATAAGAGGATTGCACGTAATAAGAGACGTGAACTTCTTAAGTCAATTGGATACGACTGGCACCCGCATCTTAAAGAAGGTAGGACTCCTACGGTTATGGCAGGAGAAAGTACGAAGCCAAGACTGTACATACGAACCAACCATGAAGATTGTGAACTGAAAGATCCCAAAGAAATCGTTAAAGCATATAAGGACTCGCAAGCATGAAGATAACCATTTACAAGTGTGATCTATGTAAGAAAGAATCTAGAGATGCAAAACTATTGTATGCGCCCAAAACGGGCGCTGCAATGTCAGTAGTTGCAGTATTCAAAGAAAGGTTCAAATACGAAGATATATGTACAGATTGTTTTGACCATGTACATGACCAACTGTGTAGAGCAATCGATTCATTAAAAGTAGTTGACAAGCTATAGATGATGTTCTACAGTAGTGAGGTCAATCAATTAAAGGGACTTAAGCTATGCCACAAGCTATCAGAGTTAACCGGACCTCACTGACCTACCGTTTTAAAGCATGGATGACCAATTGTCAAATACTAACCTTCTTTTGTTTTGGTGTATCGGTCACCCTGTTTTTAAATGCATTAACTTACTTAATATAAAATGTAAATCAAGCAAGAGTGGATATCGGGATCGCAATACAAAGTATCATATCTCTTTACCCACTCTGAAGCATCCCTTGGTACAACATTGTGATGAGGTACTGTTTTGAACACTATCACATCATCTGGATTAAAAGCCAAAGAGTAATAACAATCTATCACCCCGTTATTTTTAATCGTGTACGCATATAAATCGCTCAGAGCTAAATCTGTTTTTTCAGATAAGTTTAGGTAAGATACTTGCATGAAGATATCGCTGCTGCCGTTGGTCATTTCGCATTTAGCTTCATTACCAGGCTTACAGGTTATTTTTGTGCCGCAGGAGCCACTACTTCCTGCTTGTGCCGCTATCGCAATCGTTAGGAGGATTACCGCCATTAGTTTTTTCATACCTGCCATTCCTTTTCTTAGGTTGGTTAAGAACGTCATGTTCAGGTATTAGTATACTACGGCCGCATTCGCAATTGTGCGATCCGGGGAAGTGACCTTGTTTAATTTTTGCAAAAATCCTTTGGTGACACACCCCCAGAATCTTTGCTACTTCTTTAGTTGAGTATTTTTTCATGTAATGTACGCATAATTGTTATTAGCGCAGCTATCAACTCGTTTACCATCCAAGAATATGATGGTCATTGCACGAGTTTGAAACTGACCGTTATTTTCCCACACTTTCTTATTTGAGAAGGTTTTAACTTCCATCACCGTTTGGCCAGGGTTGACCACGATGTTAACAGCTTTCTTTTCAGAAAACATATTCATTACTTCATGCTGATATACAATCTTGTAGTTCATAGGTATTGGAGAATTGTTAGTGATAGAGAACGCATGCTTGCTGAAAAAATCCGTAGGCATTAAAGAATGTTGAGATAAGATTACATCCATAGCGCATGTGGCTATATGTACATTGTCTAATGCTAACGCAATATTTGTTGTAATAATAGACATTATGCCAACTGCTAGTGTTTTAAGAAACATACCAACTCCTTTATAGTTAGAGGTGATCTGCCGGAATTGCACCGGCTCGCCTTCGTCTGGAATCGAACCATAATCCTGGCCGCCGCCCGGTGAGAATTCGAAGTCTCACTGTAAACGCGTAACCATACGCAATACGTGTCACTGTCCACGCCGAAATCACCATATAACAAACTATAGAATATTATCTATATTATGTCAACTACTTTTGCGTTTAAAACAATCAGATAACGCTTTGAAACATCCGGTCATGCAATCATCCTTTTGATCAATGTTCACGGTGACCGTTGTAGTTTGTATCATAGAGACTTCTGGATGCTCCTGTTTTATTTCTTTAAAAAACTTTTGGCTATCTTTCTTGGGTCGGTCTTTCATGGTAAACCTCCTATGATTGATAGTTTAGTATACTACATCCTGTCAATTCTAAGAGCTTTAATCAGGGATTTCACCGTTTCAACATCGTCTGGATGTACTAATACCTCCATCTGGACTAATCCAAGCTCGTGAGCTTTATGTTGATTGAGAGACCTTCTGTTTATTTTAGCTTTCTCACGATGACAATATACACACTTTCCGGTTTTAGTATATCTCTGGGGCGGATGATTCCTGTAGCACGGACGACAATCATCGTAAGTAATTAACTTATTGCACATGGCGTAATCTTTTGATATCATCTTGTTTCCTCTCATTTTAATTCATCAAACATTTGGACTTAAGCCCGAACAAGCCCGAACGGACAAAATTTGCTCCAGTTCTCGGGCATCCCTTGGTAGACGTGGGTTGTAGCGATTTGTATTACCAAAATCCGAACGAAATCCATAAAACTCCTTTACATAAATCTATACATGGTTATACGTACATGTATACGCTATACAATATACCATAAAATGTATACTATGTATAGATTTCTGGGAGCAATGTTATTCATTCAGTCCTTCAGTCCAATATATTAATATTATTAATAAAAACAATAAGATAGATATAAGACCGAACGAATGGACTAAACAAAAAACGTTCGGGGATTACGACTGCTTCGGGTACGTGTTTACTGTAGGAGGAAGGAAGGGTATAATTTAGGCAGGAGGATTTAACATGGCTAAGAAGAAAGAAAAATCTGGTCCTAAACCTGCAATAGAAATGACTGAGGAGTTTTTGGACAAAGTTGAGTCATTGGCTAGAAAACAGTTTACCCAGGAACAGATAAGAGATTATTTTGGCGTAAAAAAATCATGTTGGTATCATACAAAACAGAAATACCCAGAGATAAGTAAAAGAATAAAAAAAGGCAGGAGTCAGCTATTAGAATTTGTAGTAAATAAGTTTTTAGAAAAGGTAGAACAAGGCGACACTAAGTGCATATTGTTTTATCTAGAACGAAAGGCGAAATGGCTATCCGAAAGCAGTTTAAAACTTGACGCAAAGATCAAAACGGATAAAAATTCGCCCATTGAGTTAAAAATAACTACCACTGATCCCGTAGAAGCGGGTAAGATATACGAACAGATAATGACAACAGGGAGTTAGTCAAATGTCTACCGAAACAGTTACCGCATCAGACGGTACCCAATTACCCCTAAGCTCGTTGGAAACAACTTTTACATACGCAGGGTCAAACGTTCAAACAATATCAGTTACCTATGCAAGCGTGCAGACAGGTCTTGATACTGTTTATGTGCAGACCTTTACGTACAATGGGAGCGACGTTACTAACATTTCTCAATGGATAGCCCAATGATAACAGCCTCAGAGTTCTTAACATGGTGTGAAGTATTCCACGTGGCCACTGGCGGCAACCCACCGACTACGGTCTCCCTGCAAGTTGCATATGATAATTCATCCCCCAAGCAGATTGATATTTCTGCTGGGAACTTGAATTTTATAAATGGTACTTTTGGAATAAACATGGGGACAGCAAATCCCAATGCTTCGTTCCAAGTAGATTCTACTACCCAGGGAACACTCCCTTTCCCTAGAATGAGTGTGACTGATGAAAGTGCCTTAGGCACAACTTTAGATCTTACTGACAGCGGTTTAATGGTTTACAACACAGATTTCCAAAGTGTCGACCAATGGGACGGCACTCAGTTTTTAAACATGCTAACGGTTGGTAAAGTTCTACCTGGAGCGAATGTCAGCATTATCAATAATGGGGACGGTACAATTGCTATCGCTGCTACCAGCGGCCCTTCTGCCGTTACGTCAGGACAATGCAATTTTTACATATCTAATAACGCAATGGACACGGTGTTCTCAGCTCCCTTCACCGCTACCCCCATTCTATCTGATAACATGCATGTCATTTATCAGAACAATTTTAACGGAACGCTAGTTGCAGATTCATTCAATGTCAATTTTCTGACAGCCGCTTTGAGACAGATAAAAGTTGACGCGGTGTTCACTCTTCGAACATCAAGCGTGCTTACTCAAACATATTCGATTTACTTAGTAATCGCTGGTAGCCCATCGCTCACTACTCCTGCAATCACTACGGTTACCTTAGATCCGGGTGGTGCACCAGGACCTCAAGAAATAAGCTTGACTTATAATCTACCAGTCACGGGGCCAAGTGAATCAATTCAATTCTGGATATCAAACGATAGCGCAACAGCAGATCCAGTTGTCATCTTACGTGGAGCTGTAACCATATTAGATACTTCCCAATTTGGGGGATTTGCGTCTACCGATAATCTTGCACAAGGTGCATTGAATTGGTATGCCAGCCAAGATGGCGGAACAACTTTTCAAAACGTAAATGCGCTCCCAGTAGTTGTTGGCAATGTGGCTACTTTCAACACAGTTGGAGGTAAGTTACAAGACTCAGGTTTAGCGCTATCTGGATTCGTGAAACAGGGAGATTCGGGAATTTACTTTGGTATAACACCCCCAACGTCTTTAGTTTCTCCAAAAATGTTGAATCTGTATGCAGCCGGAACCGCGGGGGCTAATGCGCAAAATTGGTATAATGATACTGACAATTATCCCTTGTTGAATATTTCGCCGTTAAATCACGATAGTATCGATTTAAATTTTGACTGCTACTATGATGGGTCATTTCTTCGCGCATCAACGGGTGCTATCGCTTGGCAAATTAATAAAAGCTCAGGTCATCTTAACTTCCTATATGGTACTGGAGCTCAAGGTAATATAATAAGCACTACGCTCGGCATGGAGATAGACTCCGCAGGAAGAGTGACCATTCCCCAAGGCGGTAATTTAGAAACCCTAAGACTAGGAACTAGTTCTTCAGCATTAAATACTACAACACCAGCTATTTCATTTAGCGCAAATTATGGCGCAGGTAACCTTCTAAATTTAGCAGGTTCTGGTAGAAACATTGGTTTCCAAACAGGGTTAATGTTCCTAACGTACAATGCTAATTACAATGCAGGCATTGCTACTTACCAAGTATCATCCTCTGGAGATGTCTTTGTCGCTGAAATTGGTTCGGCTGGGATTGCTTTAAAAAGGCAACAGAGCGGAGTAGGGGGTGCAACAGCATCTTTAAGTACTAGCTTTCTTCTTAAGAATGATGGTTTTATTCAGTTGCCATACCTAACTAATAACAGTTCTTTATTGGCCGTTGATTCTGGAAGAAATGTTGATAGTGCTACTGGTTTCTATACTTTAGGTGGCTTGACTTTTAACAATGGTGGAAGTGGCGGGCCTCTATTGGGAACCGTAGCACCTATGATTTTTGCTCCTGTATTATCCGATGGAGATTACATTAGCTTAGGTGGTTCAGGACGTAATATTGGTGTTACTTCGGCAGGAACGGGATTCTTATCTTACAATTTAGATTGGGATGGAGGTTTAGCTACCTATAAATTCAACGGAACAGGTAATGCATTTACTGTTGAAGTTGGACCAAGCGGAATATTCTTTAAGAGCGCTACCAGTGGAAGCGCAGGAACACCGATCGTTCCAGCAATAGGTTTTCAAATGCAAGCCGCTGGTGCTATCGATATTCCATTTGTAACTGATAACACAATAATGGCGAGAGTTAGTGGCACGATCACCACTGCTAGTGGAGGTAGCTTTGATTTAGCGCAGTTAATGTTGAACTCAGTTGCTCCCCCTACTTTAACTCAAGCTGCAAGATTAAATATTGTCGGTAATAATACAACAACAAACAGTTCGATAAATTTATATACGCAAACCGATGGATTTCCCTTAGTTAACCTTGTAGCTTATGCGCACGGTACACAATACTTAAATTTTGATTGTTATTTTGATGGAACTTTTTCTAGGTCATCTTATAGTGGTGGAAGTAACTTTAGACTTAACAAAAGCTTTGATTTATTTGTATTAGAATGTGAAGCCGGAGTTGCACAAGGTAGCACGATATCGTGGGTTACTGCATGGACTGCTGATTCTTTAGGTAAGTTCTATGTAAATTCAGTAAGTGCTTCTTCTATCGTAGCTACAGACGGAAGTGGAGCGTTTACCAGCGTTCCTAGTTACGGTATTACTGCAAGAGTAGTAGTTACAGGTTCAAGCCAAGCAATGGCAGTCAATACTCGTTATATTAATAATTACTCTGGCGGCCAATGTGCATACACATTACCTGCGGCTACTGGTAGCGGGAAACAAATAGTTTTAGTGTCTCTCACTACGGCAAGTACTTCTGGATGGAAGATAACTGCTAATGGTACGGACAAGATACAGTTTATGGGAGCATTAGGAGCAGCTGGAAGTACTCTAACTTCAACCGTTGGATCAGCCGTTGATTGTGCGACATTAACTGACGAAGCGTCTGGTTTATGGGTAGTGTATCCTGCAGCTGGTTTAAACTTAACGGTGGCTTAATGACTAATATTGTAAATGGTTCATCAAATACTAGTTTACTTGCAACACTTACATCTGCAGCAACTAACGTTACTGGAGACGGAACAGTTTACACTTTGGTTTGGAATAACGTAGTTTATGGTAGCGGATATAATACGAGCACAGGGGTTTTTACTTGTCCAGTAGCTGGAGATTATTTATTTACTCCAGTAGTCCAAATTAGCAATTTGACTGCTTCTTTTACTTTCTGTACTGCAACCCTAGTAGCAACTGGGGGAAGTTTTCAAACGTGCGAATTTAGAATAGGTAACTACCGTAACCCCTCTAATTCCACTACCCTTACACCATGTGTTGTACCAGTAAGAATGGCGGTTAATGATACGGCTCAATGGAATATACTGATAAGTGGAAGTACAAAAACATTAAGTTTTGATACTTTAAGCACTTTATCAATAGTGAGGCTACCATAATGACTAATATAGTAAGCACTGATACTGCCCAAAGATTTGTTGTAGTTCAATCTGGTGTAGCCAACGTTACAGGGAATGGTACTGTATACACTTATGTTTACAATACATTATCTCAGGGTTCTGGTATCGTTATTGCAACTGGAGTATTTACGTGCACTGTTGCAGGAGTCTTTTTATTTTGCAATTACCCTAGTTTTTCAAATACGAATTCATCAATGACAAATGCTATATGTAATTTAGTAACTACTCAAAGAACATTTACATTTGCTAATTATAATGTCGGCGCAATACGAAGTCAGGCAGTTGTTTCATCTATAGCGGGATATGTTATTGCGCCAATGGCAGCAGGCGATACAGCTACTGTTACTTTACAGATATCAGGATCTACCCAAGTAGCAGGGGTATTTGGATGGTGTCAAGCAACGAGGTTATTTTAATGACAAGTATTTTAATTAGGGATACAGTCCCGGCAATGTTTGCTTATTTAAATACGCCCGTATCAAACGTGACTGGAAATGGGACAACATATGTCATTAAATTTGACACTGTTTTATTTGGGTCTGGTTACAATACAGCAACAGGTTTATATACAGTTCCAGTAGCCGGAAATTACTTACTTTGCGGCTCTTTTAAATATACCACCATAATAAATGGCGCAAATGGAAATCTTGCAACTTTAAATCAAAGTGGATTTGCGTATCGAATATCTGAATATGCAACAACCGCTTCTAAAACACTCAGCAATACTTTTTGCACAAATGGAATGAATGTAGTTACTGCCGCGGCAGGAGACACTTTGAGTATGTCAGCCCAATTGAATAATGGAAGTACGGCCTCCGTAGGAATTGCGGGGGGCAATGCGCCTTACATCAGTTGGTTTTTTGTTAGATACATAGGATAGAGGATTTAAAAAATGGCTAACCCAACATACGATTGGTACAGTGGCGGTTTAACGGCAGACCATAATCCAGGTGCTTCAGAACCGTGGGATGGTATTATACAATATGGTATATTTTGGAGAAATTATGTAAATAATACTCTTTGGTTTTGTACCTCAGCTCCAAATAGCGATAATACTGATTTAGAGTGGATGTATTGGGCTACACTCAGTGGTGCACCCCCAGCAAATAAAACTATTCATTCAGTTAGTAGCCCCGCATTTAATTCTCCGCGTATTCCAAGTGTCAGTAAGGATTCCCATGTCAATGCCCTTGTTGGTATTTCTATTACTGTATTACAAAGCAGTCTTATTACGGCTCAAGTCGACACTGGTTCCGGGTACGTGACAATCGCTCAATGGGGGTTAGGAGCATTGGCCTTATCGGGAGCATCTAACACTTTGAGTTTTTTTGTTCCAGCCGGAGCTACTTATCGTTTGATGGCTTCAGGAACAGGCGTAACTTCAATTTCTTCAATACTTGAAGTTTATTAGTAGACTCTAATCTATAGATGGTATATAATAGGTGTATAAATAACTATTTTCGAGGAAAATATGGATAATAATGATTTTATTGTTGAACTTAAATTTAGCTTATTGCAAGAAATCGGAACATTAATAAACGAAGCTAGCATCAATTTGCCGCAAAAGTATGTAGACTCCGTGCGTAGTAAATTGAATTCCTCTATTCAAGATTCTCATGCTAAGTTACAAAGAGAAAAACTTGAAGCTGAACAAAAAGCAAAAGAGGAAGCTGATAAGGCTGAGTAATGCCAATCCCTTTTGAGTTTGATTTCAAAAACCCAGATTACATCAAGGTATTTCAGCATAGATTGGAATGCCTTGATAATCTTCGTAAGAAACCAGAATCACTATCTGCTTTAAAACTATTCTACAAAGAAAATCCTTCTCAATTTATAATCGATTGGGGGTGCACTAGCGACCCAAGAAATGTCGAAAGAGGACTTCCTGCTAATGTGCCGTTTCTATTATTCCCTAAACAAGAAGAATGGGTGCAGTGGGCAATGGAGAAATGGAAAGGAGGAGAGAGAGGAATTAGCGATAAGAGCCGAGATATGGGGCTTAGCTGGCTCTCAGTGGCTTTCGCTTGTACCATGTGCTTATTCTACGACGGCATGGCAATTGGTTTCGGAAGCAGAAAAGAAGAATATGTAGATCAACGTGGCGACCCTAAATCTATCTTCGAAAAAGCACGACAGTTCATAAACCTTCTTCCTCCAGAATTTAAGAACGGATGGGATAAGAGAAAGCATTGCGCACACATGAGGATTTCATTTCCTGGCACGAATGCAATTATGTCAGGTGAAGCGGGCGACGGTATTGGACGAGGAGATCGACGGGCTATTTATTTTGTAGATGAGGCGGCTTGGTTGCCAAGACCAAATTCCGTTGAAGCATCTTTATCTAACACCACGAATTGCAGGATTGATATCAGCACCCCCAGAGGCATGAATAACCCTTTTGCTCAAAAAAGATGGTCTGGAAAAGTATCAGTATTCACTTTGCATTGGAGAGATGATCCTCGCAAAAATGATGCTTGGTACAAAAGAATATGCGAGCAACTCGATGATCCAGTAGTAATTGCACAAGAGATAGATTTAGACTATTCTGCTTCAATCGAAGGAGTGCTCATTCCTAGTTCATGGGTACAATCCGCTATCGATGCCCATAAGAAGTTAAATATAGTACCGTCCGGCATTAGAATTGCTGGGATGGACGTTGCTGATGAAGGAAAAGATAAAAATGCTTTCTGCGGCAGGTTTGGAATACTACTCGAATATATTGAGTCATGGTCTGGAAAAGGCGAAGACATATTCAAAAGTGTTGAAAAAGTTTTTACTTTATGCGATATTCTGGATTATGCTAGCGTGTTATATGACGCAGACGGTCTGGGTGCCGGTGTTAGAGGAGACGCTAGAGTTATTAACGCAAGACGAGATAATCAAAAACTATCAGAAATACGCTTCAATGGTTTCAGAGGGTCTGGAGAAGTTGTCGACCCAGATAAAGACCCATATTTGAAACAAGGACAAGCTCGGGGCCCAGGGAAGGGCCGAACTAATTTTGACTTCTTCGCTAATGCAAAAGCACAAGCGTGGTGGTCGCTAAGATTAAGATTCCAAAATACACATCGTGCAGTAACTGAAGGGACAGAATATGATCCCGATAATATCATAAGTATACCTAAAGAATTACCAGAACTTACTAAGTTGACTATTGAATTATCAAGACCAACCTATAAACAAAATAACGTCGGAAAAATTATCGTTGACAAAACTCCAGATGGAGTGGCATCGCCAAATCTTGCAGATGCTGTTATGATAGCTTTTTCACCATCGAAAAAAAGAGGCGGAGGTATGTTCGATGCAATTCCTTAAAAATATTTTTAGAAAAAAGAATAAACCAGTGGAAGATAAGAAACCAGAAAGGAAGATTTTCACCACTGATTTTACCAAAGATGATCTTTCTAGAAAAATGGAAATAGAAGGGCTATTGAGCAAAACATTTACCCCTTTGAACCAAAAAAATATAAAAGCCTCTACCACTGTCGCTATGGACTCCGCTAAAACTTTAGCTAAAAATGTTACAGATTCAGCGATAGGTTCTTTTAAATCGGTCAGTAATGCTACCGGAATGTCAGAATCTGTTCTTCTGTGGTACGCATCTCAAGGATTTATTGGATATCAAAATGCCGCGTTGCTTGCTCAGCATTGGCTTATTAGTAAAGCTTGCTTAATGCCCGCTCAAGATGCCATAAGAAAAGGTTATGAAACAACTTCTAATGATGGTGAAGAACTTGATCCAGAAGTAATCAATGCTTTCAGAGATGGAGATTTAAAATATAATCTTAATCACAATCTCGTGCAATTCCTTCAAATGGGAAGAGTTTTTGGTATTAGGGTCGCAATGTTCATAGTTGATTCTGATGACCCCGAATACTATTACAAGCCTTTTAATATAGATGGGGTTACTCCTGGTTCATATAAGGGTATTTCCCAAATTGACCCTTACTGGATGTCATTTTTATTAGATGATGAGGCTGCTGGTAATCCAGCGAGCGAATATTTTTATGAACCAACCTGGTGGCAGATAAACGGAACTTTAATTCATAGAAGCCACTTGATTATTTATAAAACAGAAGAACTTTCAGATATTTTAAAACCTACTTACATGTACGGCGGCGTGCCAATCCCACAGAAGATATATGAAAGAGTATACGCGGCAGAGCGTACCGCAAATGAAGCACCAATGTTAGCAATGACAAAAAGGATGAAAGTTATAAAAACAGACATGAGTCAAGCCTTAGCTAACATAGGGAACTTTCAGAAAAGAATGCAATGCAATACGGAAATCCAAGATAACTATGGGATTTTTGCAATTGATGAAACAGAAGAATACCAGCAATTTGATGTTTCATTAGCTGAATTAGATGCAGTGATAATGACTCAATATCAAATAGTCGCGGCGGCTTCCAACGTACCGGCTGCCAAATTATTAGGCACTAGCCCAAAAGGGTTTAACGCAACTGGTGAGCATGAAGAATCAAGCTATCATGAGTTTTTGGAAACTTTGCAAGAATCTGCAACAGCTTTAGTTCAAAGACATCATTTATTATTAATGCACTCCGAGATTGCCCCAAGTTTGGGAATTGAACCAGTTGATACCCATATCATGTGGACTAAACTGGATGCAATGACAGAAGAAGAGCAAGCTTTAGTTAATAAAGCAAAAGCTGAAACCGGCCAAGTTCTGGTTAACAGCGGGGCAATAAATGGAGAAGATGAAAGAAAAAGAATAATAAATGACCCGGACTCTGGGTATAATGGATTAGTACATGAAGAAGGATTTGAGCCAGATGAAGATTATCAAGAAGAATTAGAGAATGAATAATAAGATCAAGCTCACAGATAAGAAGTCTCAATGGGTAGGCAAAAGAACTGTTGCCCTCAAGGGAACTCGTTTAAACTATAATGTGAGCGATCAACTTAAATATAAAAGAGAACTAATGAAGCTAACGCGATCCATGGTGTCAGAAGTACAAAGAAGAGTATTAGATTTATTTAGAACCGAGAATTCTAAAGAATTCTTTAAGCAACAAAGAAAAGCTGCCACTGACGCAAGCGTGTCTTCAAAATCCAAAAAATTATTAAATGAGCTGATGAAAAAGTTTGAAAAACTATTCAGCTCGAAAGCTACTGAGTTAGCTGAAGGAATGCTATCTAACTCACTAAAGACAAGTCAGTCTACTCTTAAAACTAGTTTGAAACAGTTGAGTGGCGGAGTGGCATTGAACACAGGTGTCGTACCAAAAGGGATGGAAGACGTAAGTCAGGCGATAATAAATGAAAATGTATCTTTAATAAAATCTATCCCTTCAGAATATTTAGATAAAGTATCGGGGGCAGTAATGCGTTCGATAACTACTGGTAACGGGTTAGCAGATTTAGAACCAGAGATAAAAAAGTACAGTGGACAAACTGACCGACGTGTGTCATTATTGGCTTTAGATCAAACAAGAAAAGCCTATAATA